CAGAGATGGGCGTCATACGTCGCTCAATCGAGCCGTTTCTGCGCAGACGGATGATCGAGCGCAAGACGCATTGCCGTCTGGAGTGGCTTGCGACCAATGCAGACAAATCCGCAATGGCCCGACCGCTTCAGGCGATGGCGAGCATGGGACGCGTGAAATTACCCGACAACGAATACGGGCATCGATTGCTGAATCAATTTCTGAGCTTCCCTGCGGGCAAGTTCGACGATGCGGTGGATATGGCCTCTTTGATGGCTCGCGCAGTGGATATGGCTCATCCGGCTATCGCGGCATCGATCAATCCAACCGCCCAACCCAAGGATTCCTGGTCCAAAGTGTTTGACGCTCCTGAAAGCAAGAACTGGCGGACTGCGTAATGGCCCGTAAAGCCAAGAAAAATCAGTCTCGCATCGCAGACGAGCTGGTCGGCAAGAACACCGATCCCGGGATTGATTCGAGTGTCGCGGATACCGGCACGTCCGAAGATCCGATGACGAATGACGAGACGCTCACGCGCCTGGTGCGTCAGTTTGAGCAATCCGCCGATGCCAGTCGTCACGCTCGCCGAGCCGCGGAGATCTATCGCGACTACTACGATGGCAAGCAGTGGTCGGATGATGAGATCAACAAGCTGAATGCCCGCGGTCAGCCGGCGATCACCGACAATCGCATCAAAGATAAGGTGGAATATCTGCTGGGGCTGGAGCGTGAGACGCGCACCGATCCCAAAGCCTATCCGCGTACCCCTGAGGATGATCCCGGCGCAGAAGCGGCCACCGATGCGCTGCGCTACGTTGCTGATTGCAACTTCTTCCAGCAGACCAAGTCCTCGGTCTTCGAGAACATGGCCGTCGAGGGTTATGGCGGTTGCGAAGTCATCGTCGATAACTCCACGTACAGCGGAACGACGAACAAGACCGTTTGCATTCGCTACATCCGCTGGGATCGGCTGTTCTATGACAGCCATTCCCTGCTACATGACTTCAGTGATTCGCGCTACCAGGGAATCATCAAATGGATGGACCTGGACGAAGCCAAGGCGACCTACAAGGGCTTGGGCGATAAGTTCGACCTGTTCACTACGCGCAGCTTTCTGCCGGCCGAAGAGACCTACGACGACAAACCGCGCTGGTTTGATCGCGGTCGCAAACGCATTCAGATCGTCGAGCATTACTACCGGGATGGCGATAAATGGATGCGCGCGGTCTATACCCGCGTGGGATTCATCGAGGAGCCCAAAGAGTCCGTCTACGTCAATTGCGAGACTCAAAAGCCCGAATGTCCGTTGCTTTTGCAGTCCCTGTATGTCGATCGAGATGGAAACCGTTACGGGGTCGTCAAGCGCTACAAGGATCTCCAGGACGAGATCAACAAGCGGCGTTCGAAATCCTTACACCTGCTGTCAGTCAACCAGGCCACGGCTGAGAAAGGCGCCGTAGACGACGTTGAGAAAGCTCGCGCAGAACTCGCACGCCCGGACGGATTCCTCGAATATACCCCGGGAATGAAGCTCGATGTCCGTGAGAACACGGATCTGGCTGAAGGGCAGTTCAAGCTCTTGCAACAGTCTATTGCCTCCATGGCCGATACCGGCCCCAATGAGGCCTTGTTGGGCAAGGATTCAGCCAGCAGTTCGGGTCGTGAGACGCAACTGAATCAGCAGGGCGGCTCGATTCAACTCGGGATTCTGTCCGACCGTCTGCGGTATTGGCAGACGCGGGTCATGAAAGCGTCCTGGTCGCGTGTGAAGCAGTTCTGGACCGGTGAGATGTGGGTCCGGGTGACGGATGATGAGAACAGCCGCTTCATGGCGCTGAACTCGACCTATCCCGACAATCACATCCACGTTCAGAAAAAGATGGCCCAGCCGGGCGAGCCGATGAACGTGCTTGCCGAGATGGATGTGGACATCGTCATTGACGAAGCCCCGGATACCGTCACGCTCCAACAGGAGCAGTTTGGCGTATTGGCGGAACTGGCCAAGAGTGGGCTGCCCATTCCACCCCAAGCGCTGATTGAAGCCTCATCGCTCTCAAGTACGACCAAGCGCAAGGTCATGGATGCGATGTCCGGCAAGCTTCCGGATGGAACGGAGATTCCGCCGCAAGTCCAACAAATGCTCCAGCAGAAGGAGCAGCAGATTCAAGCCATCTCCCAGGCGCAACAGCAGAAAGCGCAGGAGCAGCTGCAGATGGAACAGCAACTGCAGCAGGCCAAAGCTGATGCGTTGCTCCAACAGACCAAGGCACAGGCTGCTTTGGACAAGATCAACGCCCAACAGGCGGCCTTCGAAGCCGAATTCGCGGGCAAACAGACCGAACTCGAAGCGCAGATGACCACCATCAAGGCGCAGATTGCGACCTTGAATGCCAAAGAAGTCGAGCTCAAAGCGCTTCAACTGATCGCAGCCCAGAACCTCGAGGCCACTCAGAACGCGGCCAATGCGGTCGTGGAGGGTGCGGCCAAGGAACAAGCGGTCAATCTCCTGCAGGCCAAATTGGATCAGCAGGAATCGGCGCATCAGAAGCAGATTTCAGATCTGGCAGTGAAGCACAACCAGCAACTGCATCAGGAGCGCGAGAAAGCGCGCGCAGCCCAAGAGACGCCTGAGAAGTCTAAGGCTCGCGAAGTCAAATTGCATCGCGACCCGAAAACAGACCGCATTGTCGGCGCCACCATTCAGTAGGACTCACATGATCAACGTTGATTTGGGAGATGGACGCATCTTTCCCATGGAAGAGCATCTATTGGACGGTCCATACCATCAGGTCATTGAAAACGACCACGAGAAGACTGTCGTCACCACCTACAAATACCGGGGCAAGGTTGTACACCGATCCCCTCACGTCATGCTGAAGCAGGGCTTGGGCATCGAAGGTTTCCTGGGGAGAATGTAACTTGGCCAACTCACAAGCAATCTGCGGCTCATTCAAGTCCGAGCTCATGTTGGGCGCCCACCAGTTGGGAACCGTGACCATTGTCTCGCGTACGAGTCTGACCGCCCCCACGACAGATACCGTCAAAGCGGCGCTGTATCTGGCATCAGGTTCTCTGGGAGCCGGTACGACTGCCTACAGCGCGACCAGTGAGGTATCCGGCACCGGTTACACGGCTGGCGGTGTCACGGTCACTAACGCTACGGCTCCGAGTACCAGCGGCACGACGGGCATCTGGACGCCGTCTGCCTCCATTGTCTACTCCACCGTGACGCTTTCGACCGCTTTCGATACGGTCCTGCTCTACAACAGCACTCAATCGAACCGAGCCATCGGGGTTTACACCTTCGGCTCTCAAACGGTTACGGCGGGCAACTTCACGCTCACGATGCCGACGAACGACGCCACACACGCGCTGATCCAGTTGGCATAACTCGAGTACACCCATGAAAAATACCTGGAACGGTACACTCATCACCCAGCAGGCCGTGGGCACTGCGCTCACTAATTCGACCACCGCCACGAGTTTGTTGAACGGTCAGTCCAAGTTCACGCTGCCAGCTCAATTCCTGGATACGATCGGCAGCAAGCTGCGGGTGCGGGCCTCGGGCCGTATCTCCACCGCCGCATCCACCCCTGGAACACTCACCTTGGACATCCGCTTCGGATCGGTCGTTGTGTTCAATGGAGGCGCGTCTGGAACTCTGGCGACGTCTGCCACCAACCTGACTTGGAAGTTTGAAGCGGATCTGTACGTTCTGACCGTGGGTAGCAGCACGACTGCAACCGCGTACGGAAGTGGCATTCTAACGAGTGCCGCGCTGTCTGCCACCACGCCCGTCATGTTGCTGCCCACCAGTGCGCCGGCAGCGGGCACGGGCTTTGACTCTACCACGGCCTCGGTTGTGGACTTCTTCGCCACCTTCTCCGTGGCCAATGCCAGCAACTCGATCCGGTGTGATGATTATGAACTGATCTCATGCAACTAGCATGGATGCAGCCATGCTGCGCTATCGGTGGACTGCGCCCCTTGTCGGCGCCGCCCCTGCGCTCATTCAACAGGTCAATGATCGCTGGCCTGGGCAGAACACCGCAGCCCCGCCGGACAACTCCCAGAGTTTGACGCGCACCATTGCGCTGCCCGGCAATATCACGGCGGGCAATTCGATTGTCATACAGGTATGTCATTTCAACTCGGCGACCAGTCCGGGTGGAAACGTCTCATTCGCCGATAATTTGGGGAACACTTTTCCGGCCGCGACTGGGCGCGTGGATGACCTAGATGCATCGGCCAACATGTCGTTGTATCTCTTTTTCATGCCGCGCATCACTACGGGTGGCGCTCAGACGATCACGGCGACGTTCCCATATTTGGAATGGCAGAGTTTGCTTGTCATGGAATGGTCTGGCCTCGCCAATCAAGCCCCGTTGGATTGGAACGGCAGTGTCCAGACTTCGACTACCACAGCATCAGACTTTCTGACGACAGGCAACATCGTCGGAGGGTCGAACGCAGGGATATTCATCGGCCAGTGCTTGAATGGCACCGATCAGAACGTTGCCAACGGTGGCGGCGTTGGCTCACCCAACGTGGGCACCGGATTCACAGCAGTGAATAGCGGCACGACCAACTGGAGTGGTATCGAGAACTCGTTTGTAGGGCCGGCTTGCCAACCGGAATACCTCTACAGTACCAACCTCGGCACCCGTGCGATGACCTATACGCCCAAGAAGGCTGCTGAAAGCTACGTCTCTATCGGAATGGCGCTCAAGGCCTCATGACGATCAGTGTCCTTCAAGAACGTCAAACGTCAGTTGGCTCAGGTAATGCCGCCAGTATTCAATTGGCGTTTGCCAGTCCTGTTACACCCGGCAGCTCGATCCACGTATTTTGCTCTGGCGTCGATACTGCCACCTCGTTCACGTGCTCTGACAGTGTCAATGGATCGTACGGCGCAGCACTCGATACGATTGACCAGGTAGGTGATACACAGCGGCTCGCCCACTTCAAATTCGACAATACTGCATCCGGCACACCCACTGTTACGATCACTCCCAACGTTTCAGTGGGATTCCTGGCGATCTGGATTCGAGAGATCGGCGGCACCTCAGGCTACGATTCTGCACACAAGACAGCACTGCAGACGGCCCTCGGTAACGGCACGGATAACGTAACGACCGGCACTCAGGCACCTAACAATCAACCAGGGCTTCTGTCCGCATTAGGAGCCTGTACATCCAACTTTGCGCTGCCGACTGCCGGCACGGGATTTACAGCCGGCGCCAACGGTTGGGATTTCACGGTCTCCAACACGACGTGTACGGAAAGCAAGCGATACACGGCACTGACGGCTATCGCTGCCACGTTCAGCAACGCCAGTGGGACGCAAAATTTCGCCACGCTGGCGGCTTTCTTCAAGGAATCCGCCTCCGCAGCTACAGCAATCGGTAAACCTGCGGTAAACGGGCCTGGGGTTTCTCCAGACAGCCGGCAGATGTTCAGGGCCCGTCTGCTCTCGAATATCGCAAGTCCCAATATTACGGTGGGGTTGACAGGGCAGTCTGGTTCGTTTTCCGCAGGATCGCTTGTTCCCTCGAGCGCGCCCGCGGTTGCGGGTCAGGCTGCCACCTTTGCGGCGGGTCAGATCGTCGCGGTCCTGCCGACGATAGGTCTTTCCGGCTACAGCGGCCCGGGCATTTCGCCGGATTACCGGCAGTTATTTCGAGCTCGCGTGCTCTCGAGCACGGTCATCGCTTCGACCGATGTCTCGGCGGCATTGACGGGCCAGTCCGCGACCTTTGCACCGGGCACGGTACTGCCTGCATCGTCGGTCATTCTGAGCGGCCAATCGACTACCTTCTCAGCGGGGACGTTGGGACCGGCAGCATCCATCAGTCTGACGGGTCAGTCTGCTGCATTTAGTGCAGGCGCGATTGCTGCTAATTCTGCTGTCGGATTGACGGGGCAGTCCGCCGCATTCAGCTCGGGCACGATCGTTCCGAGTACGACGGTTGGTCTAACGGGCCAACGTGCGACGTTCAGTGCTGGAACCGTTTCCGCCGGCAATGATGTCACCGCATCGCTGACAGGCCAGGCTACCGCCTTCACGGCCGGGATCATTGCTCCCAGCACCTCCCTGGCTCTATTGGGAGGATCGGCCAGTTTTGCCAGTGGGAATCTGCTTCCAGGCGCCGCGCGAGGGCTTACTGGAACCGCCCTGATATCAACGGCGGGAGCGATGAGCCCTGCTGTAGACACCGCGCTTACGGGTGTCTCGGCCAGCTTTACGGCCGGTGTGGTGGGTGTCGTTGGGGATGTCACGACATCGCTCACGGGTGCTCAAGCGACCTTTACGGCGGGCACTTTCAGTGTTCCACAAAGCGCTCAACCGGGCGCTTTAGACAGTCCCCTAATGTCGCCGGGGCACTACAGGCGCAAGAAAAAGCGCGCGAAGAATGAACCGGTATTCGATGAGCCCACGGTCTTTATACCGCCGGCCAGCATCGAGCGGACACCGAGCCCAGAAACTGCGAGTGCCATTGCGACAAAGATTGAACGAGTTTCATTGGCGCAAGCCAGTGCAATCGATCGGGAGATTCATGACCTGTTGCGTCAGGAAGCTGAAAGCGACGATGAGGAAGCAATCCAGTGGATCCTGAAGGCACTGGACTCCTGACACAGAATTTATGAGCCGCCTCCGGGCGGCTTTTTTATGTCCGACGCCGGGACTAACGGGCGACTTCGGTTTGTCAATGACCGTCATCACTGACTGCGCCGCCTGCATCTAGGGCGTTTCGTAAATCCCACGATAGAGGAATCTTGTATGGCTGACGACAGCGGTCCTGCGCTGGACTCGTTGATAGGTTCGCGTGCGCGCGATGATAACGGGCGTTTTGTATCGGTGACGCCGACCGAGGAGAAGCCTGCGGAAGCTCCCAAAGAGCCCGTCGTTGCTGCTCCAACACCTGCGAAAGCACCAGAACCGGTTGTAACACCACCTGTAGCAACACCTGTTGCCGCGCCGGTAACACAACCGACGATTCCCACCGAGAACGCTGAAGCCGCCGCCTATAAGAAGGCCATGCGCGAAGAGCGCGAGAAGCGACAGGCCGCGGAAGCGCGTCTGCGTGAACTTCAGACACCCAAAGCACCCGTTGACCCTTGGGCCGATCTGCCAGGGACATTGACTCAGCACCAGCAACAGCTGCGCGAAGACTTGTTCATCGAGCGCTGCAACCTGACTGAGGAAATTGCCCGCGATAAGCACAAGGACTTCGACGAAGTGCGCGAGGTGTTTCTGGAGGAAGCGCAGAAGAACCCCCAACTGTTCGCGCAGTTGAGGCAGGAGCGAAATCCGGCTGAGTTCGCTTACCGCGAAGGACTTAGAGCCCGCGAGTTGAAGGATGTGAACGGCGATTTCACCGCCTACAAATCCAAGCTCGAAAAGGACATCGAAGCCC